AGGAGTTCAATAGCATTCCTATTAAATGACAGAACATTCCAATTAATTTTTCGAGGAAATTCTTGAAGGATTTCGATTGCTCCTGTATTGAAACTTAAATTAGTCCATTCGATTTTGGGAATATTTTCTTTGAGGATTTTGATGGCGTCTTTGTGATTATTCAAACAAAGTTGATAGAAATTGATTTTATTTGGATTTGATTTGATGATTTCGATTGCTTCACTATTTTTAGATAAGATAAACCATTCAATTCTTTCAGGAAATTCTTTGAAAATTTCCATACAATTTTTATTGTAAGAAAGCATATGATAATTAACAAGTGATAAATTTCTTTTAAGAAGATTTATTGCGGATGGATTAGATGATAGATGATTATATGAATAATATCCTTTATATTCATCAAAGAAATATTCGAGAATTTCCTGATTAGTATTTGTTGAAAGTTCATAGAAATTGATTTTCTTGTGATTGGATTTAAGGAGACGAAATGCGGAAGGATTGGTGGAAAGATAATTCCAATTAATCTTCTTTTTATTTCTTGAAAGTAGATGGATACAATTAGGATTTTTTGAGAGATTATTGAAATTAATTTTATGAGGATATTTTTCAAGGATTTTAAATGCGGATGGATTTGCTGAAAGATAATTCCAATTAATTTTATGAGGATTTTCGAATAAATAATCACACGCATTTTCATTAGACGAAAGACTATCATTATTGAGTTTATCAACTTCAATCCAATCTCTCAATTTATAAACAGGATAATTCATTTTAATTATCAAAATAAAAACAAAAATCATTTTTTTAGAAAACGCAAGATTTACTGTCAAGACCTTTTTTACATAATTTAGGAATTTGAAAATTAGATATTTCGAAAGATTTTAGAATTGGTGATGATTCACTTGAAGATGAAATTGATTTTGAAGAAGGCAAAGAACTTTTTGATTTAACGAAATATAATTCATTTTTAACTTCTATCATTTGTTTTTTAACATCCGCAATTATTGATGTATGTTCTCGAATAATATCATTTATCGTAGAATTCTTTTTATTCGTTTCAATAATAAATTTAGAATAATCATTTAATATTTTATCATATTTATCTTGAACATGTTTTAAATCCATATTGAGAATATGTGATTCAGAAAATATTATGATAATTATTATTGATAATATATATGAAATATATTCATAGTTGATTAAATTATTAATATAATTATTTATGAAGTGTAACATGAAATAGATGAAAGAATGGATAGTTATTTTCTTCACAATATTAACAATCATTTTTATATTTATTTAATTAAAGATTTTAAATCATTTTTTAATATTTTCTAATTCGTTTTATGATTTTTTGTTTAAAACCACCATTTATTCCAATATTTTTTCTATTTTTTGAATTATATTTACTTAATATTATATTATATGTATATATTGCTGGTGTATGATGTATTATATAACTCATTTCTTTTTTACTATCAATATCAGTTAATTCATCGATACTTAATATATGACAAGGAAATCGTATTAATTTTCCTTTCATTTTTGAAATTAAATTATTATCATCAGTATTAGCATCTGTTTCTTGTAAAATTTTAAAAGATTTTAATTCATCAAAAGTTGTTAAATCTTCATTATCAGTTAAAAAAGTTCCTCCATATTTTTTTTCAACATACATAAAAGATTGAGGAGAAGAAGGAACTATTAAATCTCCTTTAATAAAATTAACAATTGTTCTACTTATCATAAAATCAAATGGTTTTTTAGCACCACCAAATAAATTATAATAAGTTTTACAAATATCAAATAAAGTTTTATTTATTTCTCCAAAGAAATTTTGAATAAAACCAATTAAATCTGGATCAGTTAAAATTGCGTGATTAGGTAATACGAAAAAAGGTATTTTAGATTTTAATAATTCTTGACTTAATAATAGAAAAGTATTATTAGAATAATATTGGTTCATAGTTGCGAAATAAGGTCTATGAACTACATTTTTAATTAATTTAATTGTGAAAGGAACAACATCAGATAATACCCCTCCCATAATAAAAAATCCTTTTATTTGTTCTTTAAAATTTTCTATTAATGTTTTTAAATTATTTTCATAAAAAGCAACAGAACCGCACATATCTAAATAAACATTATCATAAGAAGATTGACTGATTTCAAATAATCCATCATCTATAAGAACTAAAAATATTTTTTCTAAATTTTCATGAATAAAATCAGCATATACAAATAATTCATTCTTTATAGAACTTATACTAAATGGATTTTTATCATTTGTTCCTCCAATTGTAAATGAAATATTTCCAGTTCCTCCTTTAATTTTCTTTTTTCCTCCTGATTGTGATTTTGCTTCATTAAAAATATTATGAACTAAAAAATAAGCGACTTTTGTATATGCTAATTTTAAATTATCTAGATTATCTTTATTATTTATATTAGTTATTCCAAATTTTTTTAAAATTGCCATATATTTATCTCTTAATTTATATTTCGTTAATTCTATGATTATTTCATTTATGAATTGTTTTAATGTTTTTTGAAATGGTGTTTCTTCAATTACGATATTATTTTCAGTTGTAATTTTAGGTATTTCAATTCCTAAATTATCAATAAAAAATTGTATAATTGTTTCATCATAATTATTTGTTATATTTTTTGATAAAGCAATTAATAAATTATATAACATGTTTATTTCAGTTAATTTATCTTTTATTTTACCAATTAATTCTAATATTTTCTTTTTCGTTGATTGTAAGTTCCAATCTCGTTCTAATAATGCTTTTAATCCATAATTAAATCCTTCGTATAAATCTGCTTCTATGTGTTCTTTGTCATAAGCAAACCTAAAATATGCTGGATAGTTCATAATGAATAGGATGTTTGCTTCCGTATTTTTAGCATAATCAGCGAGACATATAAAACCATCAGCATCACTAATATCACCAGTAGTTATAATTAAAGACATTTTCTAATATATAAATAACAAATGATATTTTTTATATTACCAAATCAACTTTTTCAAGAGACAATAATTCATTTGAAGAAGATTGATTATAAAGAGATTTGGATTGTAGAAGAACCTCATTATTTTTCAACATCATTAATTAAACCTAATAGAATTAAGATTGCTTATTTAAGAGCGTGTATGCGATATTATTATGATAATCTTATTAAAGAAGGTTTTAAAATTATTTATAAAGATTTTGATAATTCACAATTATCATCAAAAGAAGAATATTATTCATATGAATTAACTGATTATAAATTGGCAGAGAAATATCATAAAAAAGGGATAAGGGTGAATGAGATAGAGACACCGATGTTTATATTAAAAAGAGTGGATTTGGATGGTTATAATAAACGAAAGGGGATTTCTCACGCATCTTTTTATGAGCTTTCAAAGAAGAAATTGGGGATATTAGAAGGGGTTAAAAATCAAGATGTTTATAATCGTTCAAATCCTCGTAAAGATGTTCCATTTCATCCTTTAAATTTCATAAATAAATCTAATAAGAGATATTATGAAGAAGCTATTAAATATTCATCAAAATTCAAGGGACATATAGGAAATCCAACATTAGAAACATTAGGAATATATCCAATATGTTCGAAAGATGCTTATGAAGCATATGAAAATTTCTTAAAAGATAATTTAGATAAATTTGGATTATTTCAAGATGTTATTCAATCATCCAATCCTTTTATGTATCATTCCTTAATTAGTCCTATGCTTAATAATGGTTTATTAACTCCATTAAATTTGATAAAAATCATAAGGAAATATGAAACGAAAATGGATATGAATAATTATGAAGGTTTTATAAGACAAGTAATAGGATGGCGTGAATATATGCGATATATTTATTTATATAAATATGAAGAATTATTGACGAATTCTTTTGGAAATGATAAGAGACTTGGAAGAGAATGGTATTCAGGAACTACTGGATTAGTGGTGATAGATAAGGAGATTGAGAAGGCGATTGAATATGGATACGCACATCATATAATAAGATTGATGATATTTCTAAATTTTATGATAATAAATGAGATAAGACCAGAGGATATTTATAAATGGTTTATGGAAGTTGTGTCAATAGACGCGTATGATTGGGTGATGGTTTCAAATATATATTCTATGGGATTTTTTTCTAAAATTGGAATGAGAAGACCATATTTATCATCATCAAATTATATAATCAAGATGAGTAATTATAAAAAAGATGGAAAATGGGATGTTATTTGGGATGATAAATTCAGGTCTTTTGTGAAATCTCGAAAAATCAATTTCTATTTACGAAGTATTCGTTAAAAGATTTATTAATGATTTATTAAAGAATTGTTAAAGAATTGTTAAAGATTTATTAAAAGATTTATTAAAAGATTTATTAAAAGATTTATTAAAAGATTTATTAAAAGATTTATTAAAAGATTTATTAAAGAATTGTTAAGAAATAATTAAAAGATTTGTTAAAGATTTATTAAGAAATAATTAAAAGAATTGTTAAAGAATTGTTAAGAAATAATTAAAAGAATTGTTAAAAGAATTGTTAAAAGATTTATTAAAGAATTGTTAAGGAATATTTAAAAGATTTATTAAAGATTTGTTAATTGATTTATTAAAGATTTATTAAAAGATTATTTAATTAATTTATTAAAAGAATTGTTAATTGATTTATTAAAGATTTATTAAAAAAAAATAATTAAAAGATTTATTAAAGAATTGTTAAGGAATAATTAAAAGATTTATTAAAGAATTGTTAATTGATTTATTAAAGATTTATTAAAAAAAAAATAATTAAAAGAAATAATTAAAAGATTTATTAAAGAATTGTTAAAGAATTGTTAAAAGAATTATTAAGGAATATTTAAAAGATTTGTTAAAGAATTGTTAAAGAATTGTTAAAATTATTCATATAAAATTTCTAGATAATCATCACCATATTTTTCAATCATTTTAAATATCCTCGAAGGTTTCATAACTTCTTTAATTAGTTCTTCTTCAAATTCTTCATTATTTTTCTTCATCATTTCATAATCATATGTGAAGATTAAAGGATTAACAAACATAAATCTAATATCATTATCATTATCATTATCATTAAATTCATTAATATTTTCATTAATATAATCTAGTATCCATTCGCCTTCATTTCTGGAAATTAAATACAATTTTTCAAAATCATAAATATCTGTAAAGATTGTTTTAATCAATTTATAAGCATCATTATTAGAATTTGAATAAAGCATTCGTTTATCAATTTTATCAGGATTTTTGCTTAATAAATCAATTGCGGAAGGATTATAAGATAAATTAAACCAATCGATTTTATCGGGATTATTAACTAGTAAATCAATTGCGGATGGATTTCCACTTAATTGCGACCAAACTATTTTATCAGGATTTTTTTGAAGATATTTAATAACATCAGGATTAGTATTAGAACTTAATGAAAACCAATTTATTTTATCGAGATAAAGATTATTTTCAATAAATTCAATTGAATTTGGATTAGACCATATTCCAAACCATTCAATTTGATTATTTATATCAATATTTATTTTTTTCATAAACCAACTATTTCCTCTATTTTTCCATTTTTCTTTTGCTATTTCTTCATCAATCCTAATTTTTTCTTTAAGAATTTTAAATGCTTCTGGATTAGGATTTCTTTCTAAATATCTATAAATTATTTTATCTTTATTCTTTTTCAATAATTCAATTGCGGAAGGATTTTGAGATAAATATTTCCAACAAATCTTATCTTTATTTTTTGTTAGAATTTTAATTGCTTCTGGATGAGTATTTCCAGATAAATATGTATAATTAATATCATATCTTTTAATCAAATCTATAATCTTCCAATTTGGCATAATTAAAATATTAATCATTTTTTTATTCCAATTAAAAAATGAAATTGTAAAGATATGAAAATATAAAAATGTTTAAATTAAGAGATTGGATTTTAGTGGATGAGATAAATTGGTCTTATTTGTCTCTCAATAAAAATGCGATTAATTTTCTCAAACAATATCCAGAAAGGATTGATTGGAAATTCTTATCTTTAAATAAAAATGCGATAGAAATTTTCGAAAGAAATTTGGATAAGGTTGATTGGTATAATTTAAATAAAAATAAAAATGCTATAAATCTTCTTAAACGAAATCTAGATAAGATATATTTTCAACCTTTATCTCTAAATGAGAATGCGATTGAAATTCTTGAAGAAAATTTTGATAAGATTGATTGGTATTTCTTATCTCTGAATAAAAATGCTATTCATCTTCTCGAAAGGAATTTGGATAAGGTTGATTGGTCTAATTTAAGTCAAAATACAAATGCTATTCATATTCTCGAAAAGAATTTGGATAAGATAAATTATCAATCATTATCAAAGAATAAAAAGCAATTCATCTTCTCGAAAAGAATTTGGATAAGGTTGATTGGTCTTTATTATCTTCGAATAAAAACGCTATAAATCTTCTTAAACAAAATCCAGATAAGATTGATTGGAACTGTTTAAATTCGAATAAAAATGCGATAAATATCTTGAAAAATAATTTGGATAAATTAAATATTTCTTATTTAATAAATAATAATAATGTTGAAGCAATATTATTAATTGAGAAAAATCTTGATAAGATTTATAATCATATACTTTATAGTTTTATTTGGTCTTTATTATCTAAAAATCCAGCAATCTTCACTTATGATTATGAAATGATGCGAAAAAATAATGAAGAGTTTGAGGAAGAATTGATAAAAGAAGTAATGAAACCTTCAAGGATATTTAAGATGATTGAAAAATATGGCGATGAATATTTAGATATATTATATGGATAAAATTAATGAAGAATTGATTAATGAATATGTTAAAGAAGTTAATATAAGTGAAACGGAAACCTTCAAGGATATTTAAAATGATTGAGAAATATGGCGATGATTATTTAGATATATTATATGGATAAAAAATGATTTTTTTTAATTAATAAAATTTTAAAATGTTAAAATTAAGGAATTGGATTGATATAAATAAATTAGATTGGAAAATATTATCAGTTAATCGAAATGCGATTAATTTATTAATTGAAAATGAAGTTAAAATACATTTCGATTATTTATGTTTAAATCATAATCCAGATATTATAAAAATTCTGAAAAAAAACAAAGATAAAATAAATTGGATTTGTTTATCTACGAATGAGAATGTGATGGAATTTATTGAAGAAAATATTGATAAAGTTGAATATGATTTATTGAATATAAATAAAAACGCAATTGATTTTTTCAAAAGAAATCCTAAATATATAAATTGGAGTTTATTATGTTTAAATGAGAATGCGATAGAACTTATTAAAGCAAATAAGGATAAAATAGATTGGATAAATTTAAGTAAAAACATAAATGCGATAGAACTTCTTGAAGAAAATTTTGATAAAATTGATTGGAGGAATTTGAGTTTGAATAAAAATGCTATTAAATTGCTTGAAAAATATCCTGAAAGAATAGATTGGAGAAATTTGAATTTTAATGAAAATGGTTTTAAATTATTAAAAGCAAATCCTAATAAGATAATTATGAGTTGTTTATGTTGTAATAAAAATACAAAAGAAGTTTTAAAAATAATTAAAACTAAAAATAAAGAAGAAATAAATTGGAGTTTTATTTCAAAAGAACCTGATTATATTGAGTTTCTTGAAGAAAATAAAGAATATATAAATTATTATAATTTATCACAAAATCCAGCAATTTTCACATATGATTATGAAAAGATGCGAAAAAATAATGAAGAATTTGAAGAAGAATTAATAAAAGAAGTTATGAAACCTTCGAGATTATTCAAAATGATTGAGAAATACGGCGATAATTATCTAGATATTTTATATGGATAATATCAAAAAAGGATTTAAGATTAAGATAATTTATTTCTTAAATCCTTTTATAAATTGAATTAATATTTTAAATATATGAAAGAATTGTTCGTTAATAAATTAACTTGTTAAAGAAATGTTAAAAAATTGTT